CGTCGCAGCTCGGCAAGTCGGACGCGATGCTGCTTAACCCGATCGGGTACTTCGTCGCTCAGGACCCCTCGCCGATCCTCGTCATACAGCCGAGCGAGATCGCCATGGCCGCGTTCTCGAAGGAGCGCATAGAGCCCAGCTTCCGCGCCTCCCCGGCGCTGCGCGGCAAGCTCTCCGACGGGCTGCGCGACAAGGAGAACACGGTCATGCTCAAGTCGTTCCCGGGCGGCTACCTGGCCTGCGCATGGGCCACCTCGTCGGTGTCTCTCGCCTCCCGCCCGATCCGCGTGGTGCTGCTCGACGAGGTGGATCGCTTCCCGGATTCGGTCGGCCGCGACGGCGATCCGATCGCGCAGGCGATCCAGCGCACCAGTAACTTCCACAACCGGAAGATCGTCGCCGTCTCCACACCAACCGTCGAGGGGCTGTCCGCAATTGCACGGCTCTACGAGGACACCGACCAACGCCGGTGCTGGGTTCCGTGCCTTCGGTGTGGCGCGTTCCAGGTGCTGCAATGGTCGAGCGTGATCTACAAGCGCACCAACGGCTCGGTTGACCTCGACGACGTACATCACCGCTGCGCCCACTGCGCCGGCCGCATGGAAGAGCGCGACCGGCCGCAGATGCTCGCCGCGTGCGAGTGGCGCGCCGAGAATCCGACGCACCCGCACCGCGGATACCAGCTGTCTGCGCTCTACTCGCCGTGGGTTCGCTGGCGTGACCTCGCCGAGCAATGGATCCGGGTCACGACGGACAGGGATAGGCGCGGGTTGCAGGAGTTCGTCAACCTGCGCCTCGGCGAGACATGGACGGAAGGCGGCGATCAGGTCAGCGCCGACGCGCTGGAGAAAAACCGCGAGGACTACGAGGCCGAGGTACCCGACGGCGTGCTCTTCCTGACCGCGGCGATCGATACCCAGGACGATCGCCTCGAGGGCGAGGTGGTCGGGTGGGGCGTCGGCAAGGAGAGCTGGGGGATCGACTACGCGATCTTCCCCGGCGACACGTCGAACACCGGCGCCGGCGGGCCATGGGCGCGGCTCGACGCATTTCTCGGCCGAACATGGAAGCGCAGCGACGGGAGCGCGATCGGCATCCACCGCGTGTGCATCGACAGCGGCGGCCACCGCAACGACGAGGTGCTGGACTACTGCCGACCGCGCGCGCCTCGCGTGGCGGCGATCAAGGGGCGGAGCGTCAAGGCGCTCAGCATCCCGATCGTCACCGGCAAGCCGACCATCGTCGGCGCCAGCCGCGCGCTGCTGTACATCGTCGGGGTGGACGCAGCGAAGGACGCGATCTTCTCCCGCCTCCAGATCGACACACCCGGGCCCGGCTACTGCCACTTCCCGACCGACCCTAGCAAGGGCTACGACAGCGAGTTCTTCCGTGGCCTGTGCTCGGAGAAGCGCAAGCCCAAGATGCGCGGCGGTCGGCGCGTGTCAGAATGGGTGCAGACGTACAGCCGCAACGAGCCGCTGGATTGCCGCTGTTACGCGACGGCGGCCATGGAACTGTCGTTGCTCGTCGACGGCCTGGACTTCGAGAAGATGGCCGCGGCGCACGCGGCGCTCGACAAGCCGCAGACGTCACCGTCAACGAAAACCGCCCCGCGCCGACGGGTGCTGTCGAGAGGAGTCCAATGGTGACCAAATCCCGCAAGCCGTGGTCGGTCCGTCTCCCCGGCGGCCTGCTCGCGCGAATCCGCGCCGCCGCGAAGGCGCACAAGATCTCTCCGTCGGCGGCCGCGAGGATGGCGCTGCAACGAGGGTTACGGGAGATCGAGTTCGACAAGGACCCTTCGCTTGAAAAAGGCGTCATACAACCACTTGCCGTCGCTGACGAGGTAAGCCGCCGCGGTTCTGCGTAATACAATTCACCTCGCGCGCCCTTTCTTGCACCCATGTTTCATGCGTTTCTTTGGGCGTGACGCTAGCTGAACTTCGCGCCCTCCGCGCCGCCTGGTACGCCGCCGAATTGGCGGTCGCCACCGGGCAGAGCTACACGATCGGCGACCGGACCCTGACGCGCGCCGACGCGGCGTTCATCACGAAGCAGCTGGCGAAGTACGACGCGCAGTTGTCCGCGATCGAAGCGGGCCGCGGCGCAGGGGTACGCCTGATGCGCGGCGTGCCGAGGGATCTGTGAGCCTGTTGAGCCGCGCCCTCGCCGTCGTCGAAGATTTCGCCCCCGCCTGGGGCATGCGAAGGGCGCATGCCCGCAGGCGCGCCGAGATCCTCAACTCGGGCTACTCGCAGCACGGGGCGAGTCGCACCAAGAAATCCCTCGTCGGGTGGCAGACCTCCACGGGCGGCCCCGACAGCGACATCGTCGACAACCTCGAAACCCTCCGGGAGCGCTCACGCGATCTCTGCATGGGCGAGGGGTTGGCCGTCGGCGCGCTGCGGACGATCCGCACCAACGAGATCGGCGCCGGCCTCAAGCTGAACGCGCAGGTCGACGCGAAGTTCCTCGGGCTCTCCGACGAGCAGGCGATGGAGTGGGAGTCCACCGTCGAGCGCGAGTTCGCGACGTGGGCCGACTCGAAGGCGTGCGACGCCTCGCGCCGCTGCACGTTCAGCGAGTTGCAGGCGCTCGCGCGCTTCTCGCAGCTCATGAGCGGCGACGTGTTCGCACTGCTGCCGTCCATCGAGCGCAAGGGTGAGCGGTACGATCTCCGGGTGCAGCTGGTCGAAGCCGACCGGGTGTGCGACCCGGCGTTCCCGCCCGTCGACGCCGACATCCTCGGCGGCGTCGAGGTCGGCGAGCACGGCGAGCCGGTTGCCTACTGGATCGCGAAGGATCACCCCGGCGAGCAGTCGGGCCTTCTGCGGCTCGTTCGCGCGACCGACTCGCACGCGCGCATCCCCGCGTTCGGTCCCGAGACGGGGCGGCCGCTGGTGCTGCACCTCATGGAGTCCGATCGCCCAGGCCAGCGCCGGGGCGTGCCGCTCCTCGCGCCGGTGATCGAAAAGCTGAAGCAGCTCTCGCGTTACTCCGAGGCCGAGCTCATGGCCGCAGTGGTGAGCGGGTTCTTCACCGCCGCGATCACCACCACGACGCCGCAGACCCCGCTCGGGCAGGTCGTCCCCGAGGATGAGCGCGTCGACAGCGCCGACGAGAACAGCTACGAACTGGGCAACGGGCTCCTGCTTGGCCTCGCACCGGGCGAGTCCATGACGTCGGTGAATCCGGCGCGCCCGAACTCGGGATTCGACCCGTTCGTGATCGCGGTCTGCCGCCAGATCGGGGCAGGAATCGGCGTCCCGTACGAGCTCCTCGTGATGCAGTTCACCGCGAGCTACAGCGCCAGCCGTGCCGCTCTCCTCGAGGCGTGGAAGCGCTTCTCCGTCGGGCGCGCGTGGATGGTCTCGGGCTTCTGTCAGCCGATCTACGTGGCGTGGCTCGAAGAGGCGATCGTCCGCGGCTACGTGAAGGCCCCCGGGTTCTTCGCCGACCCGCTCACCCGCGCGGCCTGGTGCGGTGCCGAGTGGATCGGCCCGACGCAGGGCCAGCTCGACCCCACCAAGGAGGTCGAGGCGGCAGCGCAGCGCGTGCGGGAAGGCTTCTCCACTCGCGCCCGCGAGACGCGCGAGCTGACCGGCCAGGACTTCTGGGATCAGCACCGCGCCCGCGCTCGCGAAGAGGCGGCCCGCGTTGCCGACAGGCTCACCCCGCCGATCGTACCCGCCGCCGGGCTCGCGCTCACCGCGACCGATCAGGCGTCCATCGTCACCGTCGACGAGGCCCGCGCATCGGTGGGCCAGTCGCCGCAGGGCGGCGAGGTCGGCAATCGCTACGTCACCGAGCACGCCGCGAAGATCACCGCCAACGCCGCGCCCGATCTTGCCGAGGCCGCCAAGGCGAAGCAGGGCAATGCGCCGGGCGCCAGCGAAGGGTCGCCGGCGCCACAGGAGGCCCCGTGAAGTTCTGGAACCTGAGCACCTCGTCGGCCGAGAAGGGCGTCGACATCGCGCTCTACGGCGTGATCGGAGACGACTGGTTCGGGCCGCCCGTCGAGGCGGAGATCGCCGCGCAGCTCGCCGCCCACAGCGAGCAGCACGTCACGGTCCATATCAACAGCGAGGGCGGCGACATGTTCGCCGGCATCGCGATCCGCAACCTCCTCGCCGCGCACCCCGGCGGGGTGACCTGCGTCGTCGAGGGGCTCGCCGCTTCCGCGGCGTCGATCATCGCCATGGCCGGCAGGACGATCATGGGTCGCGGCGCCATGATGATGATCCACAACCCGTGGGCCATCGCCGCTGGGAGCGCCGCCGACCTGCGCGCCACCGCCGACATGCTCGACAAGGCCCGCTCGTCCTTGATCGCGGTCTACGAGGCCAAGACGGGCAAGTCGGCCGCCGATCTCCAGGCGCTCCTCGACGCCGAAACCTGGATGACCGCCGACGAGGCGAAGGCCGCCGGGTTCGCCGACGAGATCGCCGATCAGGCGATGGCGGTCGAGAACCGCGCCGACGCCGTGTTGCTCAATTCGATCGAGTTCCCGCGTGAGAAGGTGCCGGCGCGGATCCTCGCGATGGCGCCGGCCACCACAAGCGCCGCTCCGGCCGTCGAGGCGGCGATCACGCGCGAAGTCGTCCAGGCCCGCGCCCCGTCGCTGCTCTCCGCCCTGCTCGCCGAAGGACACGCCGCCGGCGTCGCTGCCGAGCGCGCGCGCCTGAAGGCGATCGACGAGATCGACCAGCCGGGCCACGCCGACCTCGTGACCGCCGCCAAGTACGGCGAGCAGCCGAGCGACGCGCCGACGCTGGCGATGGCGATCCTGCGCGCGAACAAGCAGGCCGGCGTCGACCTGCTCGCCGCGCGCCGCAGTGAATCCCAGGTCGCCGCCGGCATCCGCGCCACGGCGCCCGACAACGCCGGCAGCGGCAGCCTCGCCGCCGTCGCCAGACGAATGAACGCCAGTCCAGGAGAAGCCCGATGAGCGTCGAGACCTTCGCATTCGATAACCTGATCGGCGGTTCGCAGAAGCCGATCGTGCAGCGCGACGGGACCGTCGCCGCCGGCCAGTCGTGCGCCCGCGGGACGCTCGTCGGCAAGCTGACCAGCTCCGGGAAGTGGCAGCTGATCGACTTCCAGGCGCTCGCCAGCTACGACGACGTGGGCATCACCGTCGAGGCGCTGGACACCACCGGGGGCGAGACCAACTCGACGTTCTACGTCGAGGGCGAGTTCAACGAGAACGGCGTCACGTTCGGCTACGGCGACGACGCCGACGACTGGCGCGAGACCCTCGCCGACCACGGCATCTACCTGCGCACCTCCGTCTCGACGGCGGGCGTCTGAGCCAAGGGAGAACGGACACATGAGCGTCGATATCTACACCCCGCGCGAGATGGTCCCGGCCCTCCGGGAGATGAAGCCGGTCCGCACGTTCCTGCGCGACACGTTCTTCTCGCAGGTGCGCACCTACAAGACCGAGAACATCGATCTCGACCAGCAGGAGAAGGGTCGCCGCGTGGCGCCGTTCGTCAACCGCTGGGCGCCCGGCAAGCTGGTCGACCGGCAGGGCTTCACCACCTCCAGCGTCGCGCCCCCGTGCATCGCGATGAAGATGCCGATCACGGCGCAGGACGTCTCGACCCGGCTCATGGGCGAGCACATCTACGAGAACCGCGACCCGGCGACGCGCGCGAAGGTGCTGCTGATCGAGGATCTGGCGACCCTCCAGGAGATGCTCGCCAGGCGCGAGGAGATGATGTGCCGCGACGCGATCTTCACGCTGAGCGGCAACAACTCGAGGATCACCGCGGTCGGCGAGGACACGTCGATGACCTTCGACTTCGCCCGCAAGTCCGCGCTGCAGATCGGCACCCTCACCGGCACCGCCGCCTGGACCCACGCCGACAGCGACCCCCTCGCGAAGATCGACGAGTGGGCCGAGCTCTACGCCAAGGAGACCGGCCGCATCGTGACCGACTTCCTCTTCGGCGGCACCGCCTACCGGACCTTCCTCGACAACACGAAGGTCAAGGCGAAGATGATCAACACGTCGCTGATCCAGACCGGCGTGGTCGCGCCCGCCGGGATCCCCGACGGCGCGCGCCTCGTGGGCACGCTCTACGGCGGCGCGTTCCGCATGTGGACCTACCACGAGTGGTACGACGATCCCGACAACTCCGGCACCACGACCGAGATGGTCCCGGCCAAGAAGGTCATGATGGCGTCCAACCAGCTCCGCACCGAGCGGCGCTACGGCGCCGTCCAGGATCTCACCGACGACGGCCCGAACGGCGTGCCCACCCTCGTCGAGGCCGTGGCGCTGCCGCGGAGCTGGACCACCAAGGATCCGCCGACTCGGTACGTGGAGCTCCGCTCGCGCCCCCTCCCGGTGCCGATCGAGAACCACTTCCTCACCGCGCAGGTCCAATCGTAACGAGCCCCGAACGAACCCCGAGAGGAAAACGCCCATGAAGATCCTGATGACCGCCCTCGCCACGCTCCTGATGTTCCTCGCCCCGCGTGAGGCCACCGCCGACGACCAGGCGCCCGGCCACGCGCACGTGTACCTCGGCCAGATCGACCAGGGCGGCACCTGGCTGGGCCGGAGGTTCGAGCAGCTGCCCAGCGTGACCTACGCGGAGCAGGCGCAGATCAAGGTCGACCACGCCTCGATCGTCTGCATCGCCGGCGCGAAGCTCCGCGCGGAACGCGGCCCGAATGCGAAGGTGATCGGAAGGCTCGCCGCCAGGTCGCGGGTGCATCTCGTCGGCATGCGCATCGGCCATGGCTACGTCTGGGGCGAGGTCGATACCAGCGGCGTGAAGGTGATGGCCGGCAAGGTCTGCACGTACGCCTGCAACGGCTTCACCGGGCGATCGGGCGCGAGCCCAATTTCCACCGGCGTCCGTGCCTCCGTCGCATCGCGGGCGCGGCCGGCGGCCCATCCCGCGGCCGCTCCCTTCTCGCGCGTCAAGGGCTGAGCGAACGCCGATGACCTTCAAGGACGCAGCCACCGCCGACCTCCCGACGTTCCTCAACGTCGACGAGTTCGCCAACGCCGTCGAGATCGACGGCGTGCCGGTGGCCTGCATCCTCGACGAGACGGAGACGACGCACGCCGCCGACGGCGTGACCGTGCGCGAGACCACGCTCCACGCGCGCGCCGCCGACCTGCCCGAGCCCGTGGTCGATCAGCGAATGCAGATCGGCGATCGACTGGCGAACGTGACCAACGTCGACGAGCAGCAGGGCATGCGGGTCATTCGCCTGCGCTGGTGGGACTCGTGATCGTCGCCGTGGCACAGCAGCTCGAGCGCACCCAACGCGCCCTCGCCGCCATTCCCGGGGCCGCCGAGAAGGCGATGGCGAGCGCGCTCAACCGCGCCGCGATTGCCGGCCGGCAGCGCGCGGTCGAGGCGATCGTCGAGCGCTACGCCGCCAAGACGAGCGATGTGCGCGGGATGATCCAGCTACAGACCGCATCGCCGAAGAACCTCTCCGCGGTCATCCACGCGCGGTCGAAGGCCCTGTCGCTCGGCTACTTTCCGCACGCGCCGAAGCGGCCAGGCACCGGCGGCACCGGCAAGCCCGTGCTGCGCGCCGAGGTCAAGCGCGGGGCGCAGAAGGACGTCCCCGGCGCCTTCGTCGCCGAGCTGAACAGCGGCCGGCGGATCATGATCCGCACCGGCCAGAAAACGGCCAGCGGCAAGTCCGCGATGCGCAGCCTCTACACGGTGCCGCTCGCCGTGATGCTGGGCGTCGAGAACGTGCGCGTGGAGGTCGAGGCCCGCGCCGTCGAAGTGCTCGACCAGCGCCTCGGCCATGAGATCGATCGCGCGCTCACGGGGTCCAGATGAGCGACCCAACGCGCCTCGA